AATCAGTTATTTTATTAAAAAGATTATCCCTTAATATTTGTAAATCTTGAACTGGTTTTCCACTTGTTAATCTAACATCTTTTGAAGTTATATTTATTAAATCAAGTGAATTATTAAAATCATATTTACCGCTATTATATGTTGATTTAACGGCTGATAAATATGGAATCATGTAATTATTCTTAATATCATCAAGAATATTTCTCTCATTAATTTTATCTTGTAAACCTGTTGATAATGTATTTTGTGAAATTTTATTTATTTGATAATCCCCATCTTTCACCTTTTTCATTAATTCGACTATTTTTGGTAGTGCAGTACCATCGGATGATGTAAACCTACCATTTGCTACTTGTGCATCCCAATAAGCTGAGCCAGCACCTTGAAATTTGCAATAAGGCGCGGCCATTAAATATGAAATTTGAACATCATTTAACATCGCATAGGTATATCCGATAAAACTTACGATAATATCAAAATTACCAGTTGTTGCATTAAAATCAGCCTTAAAATCAGAACAATGTAAAGGATAAGATACAGCATCTCCATAAAACCCTTTGATTTTTAAAACATACATTGGATATGGAAAATCAAAAAACGATTTAAATAGACTTCTATTTTTAACACTACTCGCTGGGTTACCATCTTTTAAATAATTAACGTAATCCGTTTCTGTCATTAAAGCCGCACCCCTTACATCTGTAAAATTAATAATAACAGATGCTGCATACCACGAACTAAATTCAACATCAATTGAACTAACGCACATTGCCTCAGAAATATTTTCTGAATCATCCGTTTTATCACCAATATTAGCAAAGAAATCAGTTAAAACACTTGCTCCACCTAAATTTCCACCTTCTAAAAAATTAATTTTAGTATTTGGACCTATTAAATTATATGAATATTGTTGATTTCCAGAAGTTATAGTGCTTTGATTTTTGACGGTAACCATTAAATCTACACCAATACAAAGATCCTCTGGATTCTGCATTAATTGAGATGGCGTATCACTTATATTACCATTACTATCTACTGTACTATTATTTGGATCAAAATATAAAACTTTTCCAATTTCGGTTGGCTGTGGCATTATTTGTTATGTTTTTATTAATATTATAGACTAATTTTGTTGTGTTTAAGTGTTACGTAAGGCCATAATTAGTTATATAATTAACTATTAGGGAATTATATTGAGTAATTGATGTTTCAAGTGGAAAAGGAACCGTAACAGGAGATCCATCTGGGATATTAAATTCCAAACCACCATAACCTGGATTAGCCAACATTATTAACCACCCATAACTTGCATCCTGATAATATTTATATGAAATTAAATCCATTCGTGATGTACCTAATTTATAATATTCTGTTTTATCAGTCGTTTTCGTTTTTAATTTAATAAATGGAACATTTTTAGCCATTCCATTTATTCTAAATTGTTGATATCTATCTATACTCATATTTAATTATTGAATTATATCCTTTGCATTTATTCTTGCTTGCGTTAATAAAGAATCTACAGATAAGGTGCTTGAAGCTACTCCTTGATCTATAATATTTCCATTCTTATCCGTAACAACAACCCATTTATTTGCTCCAGATGTGTTAACTGTGTATTTATATCCTAATTTACTATGATATGTTGGTTGAAATGTCGTACCTTTATCTGTATTAACTACTGGACTTTGATTTGCTGATGGAATTACTTGGTTATCATAAACGCCTGGATTATACAACGGATAATAAGTATCACCTGTTATAGCATCATGAGAAGTTATTCTATCATTTCTATCATCATAAACACCTGTATTTGCGAAGAAATTAAAGGTAATTGCATTCTGTAATCTCGCAATAGGTCCTGTTAAATCTGAACCTCCAATAAATTTGAATGATAAATTAACATTAGCTAACATCGGTTGAACTCCTATACCTTCTACATTCAAATCCCAGACCAGTGGTTCAAAATCAATATTTAAATTATCAAAAATAACCTTTGTATTATAAAAATCTCCAATTCTAAGTACACAAATAGGTGACCTACCAAAAGATAAATTAGTTGCAACTCCAGCATTATTAACTGTATTACCCTGTCTCATACATTGATGTAAAAAGGTTAACCTTGAATTAAATCCTTCAGGAGTTGTACTATGGAAAGCTGGACTAAAATATTTAATTTTTTCACTAAATTTATCAAATATAAAATCTCCTGTTCCACCCTTATCCCCACCAAGTTTTTCAAAAAATTGAGCTTCATCATTATATAATTTTGAATTACTCCCATCAACTGGATTAGTTGCTGAATAACTATACATATCAACTTTTGCACGGGTAGCCAAACTTGAAATAGTTGTAGTTGATTGAATAACTGGTAAAGCATAAGTAGTTCCTGTTGGAGCATTGAATATAGTTTCTGGATTTGTGGTTAAACGAACATAAACTACACGTTCTTTTTTCATTTCTAAAGAATTTGTAAGATTAGTATCCGATGGTCCAGTTTTATAAATTCCCTTTGATGTAATATTTTGAGATTTAATTGTTGGGCTGTATAAAATCATATATTTTCTTAACCAATTCTCAACTGTTTTTGCTCTATTATTTGAAAGTGTTATGTTTTGCGAATCACTTCCCTGATTACTTGCACATCCATTTATTTCAATTTTATTAATCGTTTTAAAGACCTCTAAAATAGACTGATCAGCACTATCATTATTTGCATCAACATAATTTAAAGTAGACAATAATTCAAAAAATGAATAATTATCACCAGAACCAACAATTGAATTTAAATTATTTGCGTTTGTATCTTTGTAGTTTGCATATATATCTGGTGAACTTGCTGGTAGATCTAAACCTTGATTTTCATAAGCAGAATCAACCTTATAATAAAATTTATTGTTTTGACATATGGCATCATTTTCTAAATTTAAACCCAACCAAGGACCATTTAAAATTTCATAACCATTTCCGCCAGACCAGTTACATCCTTCACCTTTACCTAAATAATTCATAACATCTCTTGGATCGGTATAATCTACTCCACTAAAATTATTAGGGAAATATATTTTAAATGTAAAAGTATTCGCTTTAGTTTGTACTACTGGAACTGGTGGAGCAGGAGGTGTTGGATTTAAAATTGTATTATTTTCCAAATCAATTACATCTACTCCAGCAAATAAACGAAGATAATCATCATCTTGAATATTTACTCCGCTTGGATCTTTTTGCTTATAATAATTAATAATACTCGGATGATCCACAATAACTTTGAAACTTAATGTTCCGCTTCTTTCAGTGTTTAAATAAGTATATACAGGTTCTCCTCTTCCTATAAAATTATCGGAATTCCAATTGACATTAGTTTGATCTGTAAATTTAATTTCATAAGGAGGAAACCACATTATTCTTCCACCATTAGGGCCGTCTTGTGAACTACCCTGAATTAAACTATCTAAAAAGCCTGATTGCTGTTTCCAAGCTAAATTCTCAATTGAAAACATATATTTATGTACGTCGTTCTTTTGTACAAAATCTTTATAAGGTGATATTTTAACAAATCCATCATCTTGTAAAACGCCATAAGTCTTCAATGCTTGAGCTCCTGGCCTTACACGCTTTAAATCGTTTTCTAATGTTTGAGTATTTTCAGTATCTGAATTAAATGGACGTATTAAATTTTTTATATTCCTGTATTGATTTTGAGAAGTCCAAATTCTACTATAATTAATCCCGTCTTTATTTTTTAAAGCTCTACCCTTGGTAATTATTCCAGCATCTCCCTTGGTATATTTAGGACCAGAATTATCGTAATCAGTTACCAGTGAGTTTATTTTACCACTAATAAACATCTGTTGGGTTTTATATAATAAAGATTGTTTATTGGTAATTATAGAACTCGTATCTATAACATTTCCTGGGTTATTTACATCAAAGACATATTGACCACTTGAAAGATTACTCCAAGACAAATCATTTTTATAAATATTAAAACTATTACCTCCATCTTGTTTTATATCACTAAAAAGATAAATTGGAAACACTCCACCTATTATATTTGAAAGTCCGCTTGATAGATTTAACTTAGTTGTATCTAATTTATCAATTGCATCAGCATAGGATAATGGTTTAGCTATCCACTTAATTAGATCGTCATTTTGACGCGTTTTATTGAGTACTGAGTTAGCTAACGATAAACCAAGAGATCGTAGTCCTATGGCACCTAATTTGCTTTCTGTGCCCAATGCAACACCTAAAGCTTCCCCTTCTAATGTATTCCCAATCTCAAAAGTTGAACTTACATTGAAATTATTATTTCCTGTTATACTCATACCAACAGTATCACCTAATAAATACCCTAGAACTACATTGGCTGTTTGTTGAGCTATTCCTTCCGATGTTTTATCAATATAGGTATAATCCTTGGTATAAATATTTTTTTGTTTTACGTAATCAACTATAGTAGAATCTAAGTCTCTGTAAGCGGAATAAAAATCATTTTGAATAGTATTGTTGGTATAGGTTAACAAGCCATCAGGCGCAATATAATTTTTTAATGTTGGTACGGAATTATAAATATCAATAGATGTTCCTATTGGATCTATTAAAGGAATTGTCACCATTGGATATTTACCGATGGTCTGCATTAATAAATTATCCCTTAATTTAGGTGAAACGCTATTGATATCTTTATTTAACATATTGACTTATTTTATAAAATTTGAAAAAGAAAAACGTTTATTATTGAAATATAATTTTAAAACATCTTTCCTTTTATGATAAATACCTAAAAAATTATTTTTCTATTGGTATTTCTTAAATTATAACGCATTTTTAAATTACGTTCGTAAAATCAACCAAAAAAAATTTTAAAAAGACAACGGTTGGAAATAAGGCTGAAAGCCAAACGTATTGTTCTAAAATTTTTTTCCTAACATATGTTTTTAGAATATGTTTAACAATCGTTTAAAACGTTCGTAAATATTGAAATCAGATTTGAAATAAAAAAACGATTGTTGATAACACTTGTTGTTTTTATTTCAAAATATGTTTTTAGTGATTGAATTTGTTGGAATACGTTTAAACATTTGTTCTTAAGATTTTACATTACGGAACGCGCCTATGCGCGATATACTGAAAATATTTTCAATAAACAAGTTATTTTTCAAAAATTTTATTTTTTAACTAATAATTTTAAAAATTGTTTTTACGTTTTTAACTGTTTAAAAATTTTTTAAAAATTCTAAAATATTTTTGTAACATATGTTTAAACGATTGTTTTAACATTTGTTTTTCTTTTAAAATTTGTTTTTAGAATTTTCTTACATATGTTTAAACATATTCTTAAAACGTATGTTAGAAAAACGTTTGGCTTTCAGCCTTATTTCAAATTTTGGTTTTTTACGATTGTTTTAAAATGAAATTTGTTTAAAAATATTCTCTTAAGATTTTTACATAAGAACGGGCGCGCACGGGATGGTACGGATAATATTTTTAATAAACAAGTTATTTTGAATAAATAATTTGAATAAAACAAAGATTTAACAATTTTTATAATTATCAACAAATTAGAATGAATCTGGTCCCAATGGTCCACTATATCCACCACCATTATCATCCCTATTATTAATCTGGCTTATTATACGCGACATTTCTCTAACAAACTGTGGGTTTCTCATTAATTCGCTTGCATCAACCCTCGAAGATCCACCACCAGCCATATTCAATGTAATAGCACCACTCAAATCAACCTTATGATTATTATTTGAGCTATTATTAGACCCGCTGCTTGAATTATTATTGCAGGATGGAGAAACACCCGTAAATATAGATGAAGTCTCATTACGTGGCATTATAGACTGCTGAATGGCACCTCCTGGCTTCATAGCATATACATCATCCTTTGTGTCCAACTTAATTGGTCTACCACCTCCTGATGGGATTAAAACGTCATTACCTGTTTCCCATCTTGATTCTGGATGTAAAGAGTCATGAATGTCCATTCCTGTATTTGCGGCATTTATTGCCAAACCAGCTACTGGACCAACTCCTGGTATAAAATTAGCGGCTCCTGCGGCAATATTCATACCAGCACTTCGCCAATGGTTGTGAAACATATCATTAACAGCGAATCCAGCATCTACTAATCCTCCAGCAAATGGGATAGCTCTTGCCCCAGTTTCTAATCCTAAATTAGCTAAACTCTTTATTCCACTTCGAGCAGCATTTTTTCCAAACATCTGCCCAACATCTCCTAATACTTTTCCTCCGCCAGAAGAATTGGCAACATTTGAAATACCTTTAGCACCATTTTCAACAGTTGGCATTAAATAATGAAAAGCATCTAAAATATATTTTGCAACTAAATTAACAGCTGGTAATAATTGACCAACTATTGCGGTCAATAACGATTTTATACCATTATCAATTATTTCTTTTATTCCAATTGTATTTTCAGCAATATCTGCTATATGCTGCGGTTCTGGTTTAAGATAAGCCAAATCCTTTGAATCTAAAGTCGTTATTGATTTTTGTGTGCCATTAACGTTAACACTATAACCCTTACCTTTTTCAAATGTAGCTAATGTAGCCAAAAGATTTTTTTGATCTTCTGTTTTAATATTTGTATTTAAAGAAACATCGTGTTGAATAGCTCCACGCTGAGCCTTCGTTCTAGCTGCTGTCATCATATCATCGAATGAAATTCCAGCAGCTTCAGCAGCAGCCTTGATACGAATTTTCTCGTATCCGTTTTCATTCATTTTGCCTGTTGCTTTATCAATTGATATAACTCCATCTAACATTTTTGAATAAGTTTCTGTTAAACCACCCATATCTGTTATTCCTTGATTCATAAGTTTCAGTGGATCAGCCATTTGACTAAAACTGCCACCGAGCACTTGGAGTGACGCTGCAGTTTTCAAGGCACCCTCTGGCGTCGAAATTTTATCTGCAAAAGCGGCAACAGATTCAAGTTTAATACCCATTTGGGTAGCATAAACCGTCATTTCTTTTACACCATCAACACCATTTTTGAAATTATAGGTATTAGCAAGTTTTAAATTACCTTCAAAGTTTTTAGCTGCGACACTTGCAGATACACCAGATTTTTTTGATAAATCAACCATACTCTGTAAAGTATCCATACTATCAGCAACTCCAGATCCAAACAGGTTCATATCTGCTGCCATCTGGCCTGTCGCCTCAACACCCAAACCTAATGCTACAGATGTATTGGCCATTGAAACCATATTTTCTTTTCCAAGCATTACCGATCTACCCATTTGATCAGTATAAGATGTTTGAAGCTTAACTAAATCTCCTGTCCCAACGCCAATTAATTGAGTTCTCCAAGCTATTTCACCAATATTTTTCTTTAGTTCACCAGATTCGTTTTTAGATAATGAATAATTAGCCGACAACTTACTAATAGCACTATCGGAATCCAACATTATATCAAGAGCGTCACTAGCCTGTTTTAATAAAAATTTTCCAGTGGCCTTTCTAATATTATCAGCTGACTCTTTTCTTTTCTGCCTACCTTTTTCTAACTCTTCTTCTTTTTTTATAGCCTTTGCCTCATCTACGCCAGCATCTTTTATTATTTGTGCTTTCTCTTCTTCTAATTTTATTTCTTTTTCTAATAATTTATATTTTTCAGCCTCTCTTTTATAATCATCCTCAGCTGTTTTTATCATTTTACCATGAGCAACAAGTTGTGATTTAGTCATAGAAGCTGCTTTTGCATCTCTAAGTTGTTCTAATTCGCCTTGTTTTTTAATATAAATTAATTTTTGTTTATCTAATTTTTCATTCTCAGTTCCTAATTTTAGATTTGCTTGCGAATTTTTTTCTATTTTAGTTAATATATCAAGATATTTTTGGTTGTCTTGTAATTTTTTTGTAAGTAATTTACTCATTTTTTGAGCAGAATTTACATCTGTTTTAGATGTAGTTCCTCCTTTACTATCACCAGAGAGATTACCTTTACCAATTGTGGTAATTAATTTTTCAAGTGTATCAGTTAATTTATTTATATCCCTTGATGTTAATACTGGATCTGGCATATTAAAGTTGTTTAGTATAAATATATGCTTTTAAAATTTTGGTTTAAAATATATTAATTTATTTGGCTAATTCGAGATATTAGTCTACATTTGTATTTCAATTTACAACAGAATTAGAACAATTTAAAATTAAATTATTATGGAAAAGAGATATTGGATACACAAACCGATCAAAGGTGATGATTTCGAAGAGATTTATTCCAGCGAAGATTTTTGGGGAGTTACGTTACTTTGGTTTTTCGCAAGAATTATTGGAATTGCTTTAATAGTTGGGTTATTTTTATTATTTTCGTTATTTGCTTAAATAAATTTTAAAGTTACTTGTTTTTCTCATATTTTATTGGTACATTTGTAAAAATAATAACTTATGGAACAGGATCGTTTAATTTCTTTTGAAACAGCAAAATTATTAAGGTATAGTAAATTACTATTAAAAGACGTACTATATTATTATACCAATAAAGGTAAGTTAAAAATGGATTCAAATATTTTTATTAAAAAATTATTTGGGTATTTTATTTATCCATGTATAACACAAAACGAACTAAAACAATATCTTCATAATAAATACGATATTGAAATTATTATTGATGCAAGTTTAATGATGTGGACAGTAAATATTTTTTACAAAGGAAATAAAGTAATATTCATCAAATGTGAACCTTATGAAGAAGTTTTAGAAAAAGCTTTGTGTGAATCAATTAAATTAGTGAAAAAAAATGAAAAAGACAATTGAAATTAATATCCCTGATGGATATAGAGAAAACATTAAAGAAGCTGATAGTAAAATCATTATTAATTTTGTCAAAGTTAACAAAAATAAAGCAATGGAAGATTTCTTTAAGCTATTTTTAACCGATTTATTAATAGTTATAATGATAGAACGTCCTAACTCAGTATTTTATAAAAAAGATGGTGAAGTTATTTTTGAATTATATCAGGATTCAAATAATAAAAATATTATGAATTTCTGGGTTGATTATTATAAAATATGGAAAGTTTTTTCTAATAAATTCGGACTTAGCTACGATGAAATTCAGTCCTTTATAAAAATGGAAGTAAATAACGTTTTAAAATTAGAAACAACTCCAACAACATGGGTAGGAATTAGATGGCAGGAAATAAATGGTAAAATAAGTATTGTTAGACAGAGATTTCAATAATAAAAATAATAATTAGATGAAATATATACATTATGAATAATTATAAATTAATAAAAAGATATGACGGTTTATCCGAAGATGTTGAAATAGGTGAAATATTATTAGATGTTGGGAATTTATTTAGTGAGAAAGGTGTTGAATTCACCCAATTAGAAATAGAAGAACATACTGATTGCTGGGAAAATTTGTCAAGTTTAGAATTGAAAATAGATGATAAATTATTAATAGATAATGAAATTTATGAGGTCATGTATTATAATGTATTCAGCCCAGATGTTTATTTAAAATCAAAATTATTTAAATTTGCGGTAATGAATTATTTGGTATTAAATAAATTATATCTTGAAAATAAAGTAGATTTAATTTAACATTTAAATACGTCACATAAATTATAAAACGGCAGTCCTAAATTAATTAGTTCTACCGTTTTTCTTTTAATGTTTATTCTTTGTTTTATTTAAAGCTGCAGTTCGTTCCTCATTTTCCTTTTTTGTTTTATCGTTATGCCTTGCAATTTGATATTTTCGTTCGTAAACGGGCATCGATTTTATAAAAGTCATATCCAATCCAATATAAGCTTGACAACTCCAGAATTCATCAAATAATTTAGACTTAAAATCATTTGTAATTGAGAAAAATAGATTCGTCGATGGTAAGAAAGGTAGTAAAAGTTGAGCCACCTCCTAGACTCGAAGTTGTATTATCTGGTCGTGTTATTTCTATCTCAAAATTCAGAACTGGCATTGACTGAACTATATGACGTCTTAAGGAAAGGCTATCATAAACACGCATATTTTTAACGTAGTCATGAATAAACTTCCTATTCTTTTCTCCGTTGATTGAAATAATAGATTTTTCAAGTCTGAATGTAATTCCTTTCGCATTCAAATAATCATCCGTATCTTCTATTGTTCCAACATAATCACCAATAACTTTTAAAGCATTATCTAATTTTGTTTTTGAAAGTTTTTCAATTGATTCATCTTCCCCAATCATTTCAACTAATAATTCTTTTGCGCTATTTAACGCATGTTTTTTTAATTTATTATTAGTTTTCTTGAGTAACTTATTGTAATCAAGTTCATCTTTATGAACTAAGAATCTAAATTCAATTTCATCTTTAGAATTTGGTAATGTAAATTCAAAATATCCATTTTCATTTGGCTCAAGAATAAATGGTTTTGGTTTAATTTGTGATAGATCAATTTCCGTATCAAAACGTTCTCCAGTATCAGGATCAAGTGTTGAAATAGGATAATTACCGTAGCTTGTAGCTCTTAGCCAAACAATAATAGCGTCACGGTCAGCATTACAAAGAAGTTCAGGCCTAATATTTTTATCTAAAATTTTTCTACGAAGTAAAACGTCAAATAACTGACTTTCTCCATCAACTGTTTCCGTATAAATTCCAGGGTTTGAAATTATATCTTCGTCCGAGCCTGTGAGATAGGCAACACTTATCTTCGAAGTCTTGAAACTTTTACCGTAAATTTTTCCAGCACTTGGGAGGCTAACTTTGTCATAACCAACCTCATAACTCTCTTCAAAATCCCCTTCATATTCTCCGCCATTTTCGTATTCTTCAATTTCTGGAACATATTCATCTTCAACAACCGCATTTTGTTTAATTGGTTTTTGTTGGGTAGTTTGTTTCGGAACTAATGCTTCCAATGTTTTCACACTTTTTTCACTACCTCTTTCTCTTGCTTCATTTAATGCTTCCAATAAAAAGGCATCGGCTGATTCTTTCTGTTTCTCTTCTTTTGTCATATTTTGATATTATAATATTTTTTTATTTTTCGAATTAATCAGATTAAGTCAATTTGCCAGAAATCACTTGCTAAATTTGAGTTAGTTAGATATGTATATGGTATCGTAAAATATCCAGCCTGTCCCCATGAAGAACCCCAGCTATTTCGAACAATGAAACGTTGTGTTGAGTCATCATAACCGACTGCAACAACAGCATGACCTCCAAGTAACTTTTCAGTTTTAGTAGGTAAATTAACAATACCCGTAGATTCAACACTCGCACTTTCAAACGATGTATATACGCTAAAACCAAAAACAAATGGGTAACCTAAAGCTAAGCAAGTTTTCATACTATTTAAATCTTGATTAACCGCCGAATATGTCTTAACAACTGTTTTTAATGCATCTTTATAAGACTTAGCCGTAGGTTTAGTTTTGAATTTTGAAATTGTATAAGGCCATTCAGTTTCTGGGCATACTCCTTGCGTATTAGCTGATTTAATTCCATCACGTATATTAGCTCCAGAATCTGTTTTAACAGTACCTTCAATAACTCGTTCATTATAATAAATAAATAATCGTGATGGTACAAAGTCAGGCTTCAATTCTTTATCTATTGCAAATTCAAAGCTCCCTGCTATTGCATTAGCCGTGCAGGAACCTAATTGACCCTGGTCATAAACAGGTGGCATTTTAGGTCTTAAATCAACAGATGTTGGTAATACAGCTATTGTTTGTGAGAATTGATAATCCCTAATATCGGGTAATTGTGGTTTCCATGAATATTTCATATGTTTCTTTTGTTTATAAATATTTTAGTTTAATTATTTTGTGTTTAAATGATTGGATTATTTTTCTTATGGAAGAATTCGCCCGTTTTCTTTTTCTCAATAATAATTTGTTTTTCTTTTTCTGCACCCGTTCGTTTTCGTAACATTTCCATAACAATTTCGGGATTTTTATGAATATCATATTCCCAAATTCTAATCAAAACAATTCCATTAACAGCTGCCCACCTATTTTTGGCTTCATCCGAACGTTTGTTTTTCTTTTGCATTCTTGATAATTTAGTTTGATCGTAAAACCTTGGATCTGAATGATAAAATTGGCCATCAATTTCGATAAGTATATGAGAATCAGTAAGATAAAAATCCCAAACACGTTTCAATGATGGAAATTCTTTTTGATATTCATATTCAATTCCCAGTTTATCTAAAAATTCTTCTTTAAAATAAATTTCAAGTTTAGATGTACCATATCCACATTTATGTCCCTTAACTTCCTTTTTCTTTTTAGAATTAATACCAGTTGATTTATTAATCGGTTGTTTCATTTCTAATTGAATTTATTAAGTCATCTAAAACGGATAAATCTTTTCTAATATAAATCATTTTGATTCCATTCTTAATACAGAGTTCTAATTTTACTCTATCTCTATCCTGTCTTAAAATAAAATCTTTTTCTCCCCCATACCTTTCAATCGAAACAAAATGTTGCTCTCCTTGAACTTCAATAGCTATTTTTTGTTCTGGTAAATAAAAATCTAACGATAATCTCCTTATATATTTTAGCCATTTAAACCCCTTTTCTCTAATAAATTCTATATTATTATTTGTTAATACAAAACTAACATATTCTTCAGTTTTACTCTTTTTATTACTATTACATTTTGGACAATTACTTCCATTTAAATGGTTGGCGGCTATTTGCCAAAATCCTCCATGGCCTTCTTCTTTACATATTATATAAATATTTTTCAAAGCTTTTGTATAATTAGATTCTGAATAATCATATTTATCTCCATGAACCAATTTCGCTTTTTCTATCCATTCTTCTGTATTTGATTGTAGACTTCCACCACAAATTTGACATCCACATCCAGCCAAATGATCAAGTGGTTTTTGTATAAAATCTCCATGTTCTTGACATCCCATAATAACTGGGATTCTATTATTAATATATTCAACTTTTGAATAATTATATTTGTCTCCATGAACTATCTTCGCCTTAATTATAAATTCTTCTGTTGTTGATTTTATGTTCGGCCTACATTTATCACATCCTCTACCAAAAAGATGATCGGATGGTAATTGCCAGAATTCTCCGTGTATTGGACATATAATACAAACTTTAATCTTACTATTAATATATTCAACTTTAGAATAATCATATTTACCATTGTGTTTTTCAGTTGCTCTTTCTATAAAATCTTTTGTTGTTAATTTTCTTGGCATATTATTTATTTTAATATAAATAGTATAAAATGTTTTATTTGAAAAATAATCACCATTTATTTCAATAATCTTTTATTTTAATAAAAAAATTGGTTCATTAAACGTTTTAAGTCTAACGAACCAATTGAAAAAAGAAAAAGAAATTATGTTAAGTGGTTGAATATCAATAAATTAGAACACCAAAATCCCATACGTGTATTGAATACTTACCGTAATCTCATTGATTGCATCATCATCATATTTTAATGAACCAAAAGAAGTAGTTGTGGGAAATGCGTTTTTTAATATCCATTTTTGAATAGTAACTCCAGTTGGGTCTAATAATTCAATTGAAATATCACGTTTATATCCAGCGGCGTATCCTTGTCTCCCAGTAACTTCTTCATATCCTAAACGAATCCATTCCATTAAAGATTGGGCTGTTGATGGTCCAATTAAGTTTCTAAAAACAACATCTATTTTTTCCCAAGTAGCACGGCCTAATACATAATCAGATGTATTCATCCAAGGAATTTCAATTGAATTTTGGTTAAGTGAAGGCAACCCAGAAGATGCGACTGTCCATGACTGAATTCCCATGTCTGATGGAAATTTAACCACAAAACGATTATTTTGGATAGGTTGGTATAAAAGAGGAATTTGGGTTAATAAATCTGACATATTAGTATATTTTTTAATTAATTATTTAATTTCTTTTTCAACTTTAGGTTCTATCAATTTATCGCAAGCATCTAAAATTGCTCTAACTGATTTATAATCGGTTGCCTTTTCGGATGGATCAATTTCTCCCATTATCGAAATAGCTGATTTTCTGATTATGTTAATTTTATCCTTAATCGGATCAACAGACTCAGTTTTTTCTTCTGGTTTCATCTCACGAGGAAGTTCACGTCCTAAATCAAGTGATTCAGATGGTTTTTCATGGGTATCTGTTGGAAACGTAAATGATTCCTTCAATATTTTTGATTTATCAAATTCACTTCTAATCTCATTCAGCATTTCGCGAATTTCTTTTCCTTCGTTATCCATTTTTTTTGAATAGTTGTATTTTTATTTTATTATAAATAGAACCGATTTATTTTTTTTGATAAATATTTTAAAATATATTTCACTTATTTTTCAGTCGTTGTTTTTTAATTTTCATATAAATATAATTATTTTCATTTTTTATAAAAATATTTTTAAAATAACTTGTTTTTCTTAAATATTTTTCGTACATTTGCTTAAATTAAAATAAATTATGGCAAAAATTAAATTAAACTTAACAGCAGATCACATTAAGATAATTAAAAACTTCAAGTTTACGAAAGTTAATGATTATAATATTAATTTAGATAGTTGGAACCCTTATGGTGGAGATAATCTGATGGAAGATTTGGCAATTATCCTTGGTAAGTGGAATGATTTTACACCAGGAACAGAAAATGATTTTGATGGGAAAAAATTTGGCTTGGAAGTTGAAACTGAAATGCTCGCATTACACACATATGTTGTTGATAACATTGATTATATTATTAGCTTAATATTCCAATTCATTGAAGTTGGATTAAAACCAGGTACTTATTCAACAATATCTTATAAAATTGATTGGAAATTTATAGAAAATAAATAATTAAATAAAATAAAAATATGGCACCACAAATAATAATTTTATGTTTTTTCTTTTTTAATTTTTTAATCGCTTTTAAAAAACACGGAGAACTAAAGCCAGAATTGTCTCAAAAATATAATATTTGGTTAACAATTGTAGATAGTATAATCACTATTTCACTCCTTTATTGGGGTGGCTTCTTTAATGTATTCTTTAAATAAAACTGTCCAACCTCTCTCGAAGTTTCAACAGAAAGAAAATGCCCAACAGATATTTTTATCTATTGGGCATTTTTGATTTATTTAATTTATTTAAAGAGAACTAAAATCGAAACCTTCATCTGTGATCATGAAATCAATATTAATAAATTCAAGCGCTCCGATTGGCTTAATAAATATTTTAACATTCATTTGATGTAAAGCTGTTGCTTCTGGACCATTATCGACGATAATTTTATAATCAGAAATTCCTCTACCAGATTTAACACCATCTAAAATTGGAGTAACAATTGCTAAGAATTGGTTTTTGGTTGTATTATCGTTAGGTTCGAATATTAAAGGTAAATTTCCGCTTCTAATTGATGTTCTAAGGAATAACATCATACGTCTAACTCCAATTTTATTTAATTGGGTATCGGCAATTTGTAAAGTATTTTGTCCCCAAACTCTAACTCCTTCAATAGAAAATGTACGTAGTGCGTTTATTTGTGCATTTGCTAAAAGGTCAAGTTCATCCAAGATTAAATTCTTTTTCGCTTTAACACAATTCAATTGACCGCGAGACATACCAGCAGGTGCAAACCAAGCGTAAGCCGTATTATCAGTTAAAGCAAGATTAGTAACAACATCTTTTGTTGGGGATAAATATAAATATTGGGCATTATCCTGATCAAAATATTGAATCCAAGGGAAATAAGTTGCTGAATAACTTGAGTCAATCCCAGTATCTGAAAATGCAGATATTAAATCATTAACTGAATACATAGAAGATTTTGAATCATCATATGTCCCTAATGGTTTATCGGGGGTATTAACGATATAGATAGAATCTTTTCTCTCATTTTCAATCATATCGATCGTTTCATTAACCAATATACTATTATTAATAGTATCTATTCCAGGGGTTGAAAAAACATTAATACTTGCCAATTCTGGATTTGAAAAAGTTCTAATAGCAGACCAAAAAGCATAAAAATCAGAAGTTATTCCAAATGCATCAGTTATGTTAGGTATACCAAGAGTTGGATCTAAATCTGTACCAATAAATTTTGTAAATTGAAGACCTGTACCTATTTGATCTGGATGTACTCTATTATATTGATTATATTGATATGCATTTCCTGTTGTTCTATTAGCTCTAAAAACATCCCACCCATCAAATCCACCGTAAAAGAACGCAGTATATTTCATTAATGTAATATCTGAATCAACAGTATCTTCTGTTTCTCCAGTATAAATAGTTTGGAATTTAATATTTCCAATACCAGTAATTTCTGTAATATCAGCAGCGGAACTTTCCATATGAAAGCCATCTGTCATTGATAAACTATTTGCGTCAATTCCATTAAATTTAAAGAAGTCCAAGTCTACTCCACTTAAATCACTTAATCCAAAATATTGTTTTTTATTTTTAACAGCATCATTATATTCACAGTTATAAATTATCTTTGATGGAGTATAACCAGTTATATTTTTAACTTCATATCCAGTAAATCCCATTGGTATTGATTGTGCAACGAGTGGATTATCATCAATATCAACTATAACATATTTCGAATTAGTATTATAGACTGTGTCAAGTGTACCAATCTGTGCCCCAATATAACTATTTCCAGATAATGGGTCTAAAGAACAATTATTAAAGGACTCATATATAACAGGGTTAGCATCAGTATCATTTATTGAACGTACTTGAACATTAAATGTCAAAGCGTTTACATCTACATTAGTTATACTAATTTTAAACATGTTATTAGCGTTTTCACCATCTGAAATCGTTACAAATCTAAAAAGTTGTATAATATGTTCTCCTTTTACCTCTGATACAAACCAAGGTGTTTTAGCTCCAGTATAAGTGCTACTATAATTATTATGTCCATTATCAATATTTGACATTTGGATAGTAGTGCCACTATAGAAACCAGTGGTCTTATTTGGGTCATTTAATCCATTTAAAGCAACTTCAAACATTTCTTCAACAAATATTTTTGCATTTGAAGAACCATCAGGTGTATTACCGAGAACTTTTAAAATATAATCTTTTTTTGTTGAATCTAATGATACAGTATATGTTTCAGTAGTTCCACTATTAATCTGAGCTACAATTTGGAAATCAACTGAAGTACCAGTAATTGATGCACCACTCTGAATTGTCATTCCAGTAACATAAGGAGTTAATTCTTCGCCAAGATATTGTGATTTACTTCTTAAAGTTGCAATTACAGTATTAGGATCAATAGAAGCTCCAATTGTAGTTCCACTCGTTGTATCATTATTATATAAACACCAAATTCCATCATATTTAAAACCACTAAGCCCAAGAACCCTTGTAACATAAAGTTGACTTGATTCAGTCAAATATGATTTTGCTATATAAGGTAATTCATAACGAGGATAGCCATTATCATATTTTTCAGTATTTGTTCCACCAAAATAGTTATTAAATGTGCTCCAATCCGTAATAGGAATAGGTTGAAATGCTGGCCCAATTAGAGTTTCTCCGACTAAACCAAGAGTTGTAACGCCCAATGATTTAACCGAAGATGTTAAGTCTATTTCACGGGTATAAATATCTGCGGTACTATGTGTTCCTTGTGCGAGAGTTGCCATCTTATTAAATTATTTTTAAAATATTTATTTTAATATAAATAGTATAGAAGATTAGAAAAACAATAAAAATGAAAATTTATTTTTAAAATATTTTAACTGGCTGTTGATAATGTTATTTTTGAAACTCTTGTTGGATCGATTTTAACTACTTTAATTTCTATTTTATCATATTTATTTAATTCGAACGACGTACCAGCAACCTGTCCATTGATTTTAACAGTAAAATTTTCAATATTTTCAGCAATAATATTTGTTATTATATAATAATCAGATGATTTAATTTTAATCGTGTTTTTTGAATTAATAGGAAATTCAACTATTAAATTACCGTTTGTGTCAATAGGAATATTATTTAAACTTTTAGATTCTAATTCAAACCCAACCATTGAAGCAACCATATTTTCTTCTATTAATAGATCCGATTCATTAATAATATATCCTTTAATAAGTAATTGGAATGTTTGAATAAATATTTTTCTTTCATCAAGTTCATAATCACTTTCATCTGACACATCCTCCAATTGAATAGGCATATAATGACCATTTGGACAGATATAAGATTGTTTTGATTTAAAATTATCGTTTATTTTATTATTAACCTCATTAAGTAAATCAATTTTATTGGAAATCAATTTAATATTATAAATAAAATCAACCGTATATGGCTGACGCATTTTATAAGAAATTATTATATTTTTATCTCCAGACCATTTTTCCGATGTCCCAATTGTATAAAACGAATTTCCAGGAATATTTGCATAATCCTGCTGTTGAGTTCCTTTTTTTGGGTTATTTTCTCTTGTAATTACAATAAAATTTGATTGAATATTTTTATTTTCATCTACATATTCCCATGTTTTCGAAAATTCTGAAAAACGTTGTTGTGTTAGAAAGAATGCTGGTAATTTACTTCCATTATAATCAATAGATAAATCTTCTTTAATAAAACGAATTATATCATCATGAATTTCATTATAAGTGACTGGTTTTGGTAAAATATTTCCATTCACAAATAAATTCTTATTCATTTGTTCTATTCTATCTGGACCAGTTTTTGATTGGTTGAAATTTAATTTATTAAAGTTTATTTTTGTCATTTATTATATTCCTTTAAATTCTGGTTTATCACAGGAAACCGCTAAAATCGTTTTGAACAATGGTAAAAATCCAAATAATGTATGAGCATTATCAAAATCCATTCTACCGTCTTGGTTCACCACGAAATATTCCATTTGATCGGGGGTTAATTGAACACCAATATAATCGCCATAATCTATATCTGTATTATTATCTTTTAATGTTTTAATATAAATATCAATTTTAAGATTACCTATTTGTTGGAAATGTCCTAAATTTTGAGTAGTATCTTGGGCTTTATTTTTAACCTTATCAATTAAATAACGACATGTTAATTCAATAGGTTCTTTATAAATTACCCCATCTGGAGATGTTTCCCCCCATCTATCAGTAGTTGTTTTAACTCTATCAACTTTAAATAAAGTAATGCTTTGATTTATATCTTGCTTAAAATAATCTTCCCCCATTTCAGAATCAAAATTAAAATCTGTTTCTGAATAGAATAAATTATTACGTGTTATTTTTGCTTTTCTTGAAGACATAATTGTTTTTGTTAATATGTTACCAGCCAACCCATACTTGTTAATGTTGTGTAATCTGATGTGGTTAAAGATGAAGCACCTGGATTACCTGCAAATTCTAATCTGTTTGGGTAACTTGTGTCTATGTTTACCAAGCCATTTGTGATAGTTTGATTAATTATAGATAGTATATTAGTTCTATCCAATTGATTATTTTGGACCTGTAATTTTGTCATCTGAGTACATCCACTAACGTTTACAGAAGTAAGTAAATTATCTGTGAATGCAGCCACTACTAAATTATTTAAGCCAGATAAATCCATTGTGGTAAATTGATTAAAATCTCCAGTGAAGTAATTAATAGTTGTATTAGGTTTAGTAATTCCAGTTAAATCATTTACATCAACATATAATTCTTTTAATGATGTACAACCAGATATATTAATATTAGTTAAATCGTTATTATTTGCATATATATATTGTAACTGATTTAAACCTGAAAAATTAAGTGATGAAAGTATATTATTTTTACAATTTACTGTTGTTAAATTAGGACATCCAGTTAAAGATAAAGTAGATAAATTATTTAGATAACAATATAAAGTACTTAAATTACCACAATTTTGAACATTAAGAGTTGTTAGACTATTAAAATTAACGGTATTAAGTGTTGTAATTAATGTATTATTACAATCTAAACTTATTAAATTACTTGAATTATCAATAACAATATCTGTTAATTGATTACCACCACAACTCAAATGTAATAATGATTGTAAATCCAATAAATTTAGAACGCCAGAAAATACTGAATTTGTTCCTCCTAAATTAAAAGTGGTAGTTGCCTTTGGCACGCTTAACATCACGTTTCCTTTAACAGAAGTGGATTGGTTTATGCTATCAGAATAAACTACAGACCCATCTATTTTTTTAAAACCAATAATATTATCAGCAGAAATAATTTCATAAGTAGAACCTGTTGTTAAACTAAGACCACTTATAATTGTTGGGTTAATTACTGGAAAATTTAAAAAATCTATATTACTCAAATTATCATCCAACATTCGTTTTGCTACAGGTGAGTTTGGTAATAAATCATCGTAAGTTAAAAAATGACTTAAACCATGTGAACCTTCCAAATCATCAGCCAACATATTTTTGTAATCCGTATTTTCAGAATAATTATCCTTGATATATTGAATTGCAGCGTTGGTGTTAATAATGCCGAAACCCATATACATATTCCAATTATATGTATAAACCCCATCAACTACGGTTGTTAAAGAAGCTGTTTTTCTGGCTGATAAACGAACTAATGACCAATTTGCCCCAGTAAGAACCTGTATCTTTTTTAATTTAGCGCCAACAGTTGCCGTAGTGGGCGATTGTTCCTGAAGTTCTTCGTAAAACTCTACCCCATAACCAAAAGAAGATGTCCAACCAGTAGGTGCTTGTTCCAAAGTAGTTCCAGGATTACAAGCACTAACCTGTATAACATTATCAAAAAAATAATCTGGATTATATGTTGAACCCGTGAATGAATCATCAACAAATCCATTATTGTGCCGATTGCGTACATTTTCGAAATGAGAACATACTGTTAAAATATTTGCGTTAGAACCTTGTTCTTCAGAAATACCAACACCAACAAAAGGTTTTAAATATAAATCACAACCCTTAATAGCAGCATAATTAGCTTTAAAATTAGCATTTAACATTCCATAACCAGTGAGTGGGTCTAATTCTGACTGAATTCTAATACCTTTATATTCTGGATATACAGCATCCCACCATGTATGGGCAGTATAAGTCGAATGATTTGTATCGCCTAAATCGTGATCAGATATAAATCCATCTCCTAATACCTGTTTTTTACCATCATATCTTACGCCTATTGAATCAATGATGTTATAACTAAGATAAACTATATCAAAATCATTATCCTCCCTTAAAAGCCCTTGTGCATCTTTTATATAAAAACCACTAAAAGGAACTCCATTCCAAGTATCGGAAGATGGATAATTAATAATTGGATCTAAATCTTTTGTTCCAGAAACAGAATTAATAGAAAGTGATACATCTGTAACTTCTTTATTAGTATTTAACAACCCACTATAAGGAATCATTATAAACCCACTATTCCAATTAATTTCTTGTTTAATAAGCACTAAATTAAACTGCGTAGAAGTTCCACCAGTAATAACAATATTACCTATAGTATCATCAACATACCCTTTAGTGGCAAGATCACCGCCGCCAATTATATCCTCTATTTTAATTATTTCTTGGGTCATTTTTATTGGTTTGTTGCTGCTGTTCCGTTACCATTAATACAATATGTTATATGACCCCCTATTGCTACCGTTGGGAAAACATAATCTGAATCTGTTAATCTACAACTGATTAATTTACCTGACATATGCGTCCCACCAAAACAATCACTATCTATAGACTCACAATTAATTGCTGTACCAGTAAAAGATCCAGTTCCACCTGCTCCACTTCCACTACCAAAAGAATACCCACCAGCACTACAATTTATTGCAATACCACTAAAAGTTCCTCCAGTACCATCATTATCACCACCAAAAGAACTACTCCCCCCCACACAATTAATAGCCTTACCTGAAAATACACCGCCACAAACAAAAGAACTCACACCTCCTTTACAATTTTCACAAACCAATAAAGGTAAATTAGAAGCAATGGTAAAATAAAATGATCCAGTATCAATTCCCTTAACTAGTCCATCGCAACTTGTAATATTAATACCATCAAGTATGACATCTGCATTACCTGTTAACGATACCACATCAACTCCAACTGCATTTATTAAAAATTTGGTAGTTCCAAATGTATATATTCCAGGTGCTACAATAACAGTGGCTCTACCCACAATATCATCATATAAATTTTTAGCAGTATTAAAAGCAGCTTGTAATTCAGCAGCATTTTGAGTAGGAGTTCCTTTACCCTGTACAAATACATAGTTAGTACCTGAAAGAGATGAACCATTACTTAAATCCCCAGTAATATAATATATTGAGTCCATTTGCTTAAGGACCCTTATTACTTTATAATTTGGAATAGGAAGATTAGGCGTAGTTGTCCCATCAATCATGCCACCCTCAGTTATAAATTCACATAAAGGTGTTTGTATATCGATTTTACCTACACTTAAATTTACAACATCAACCGAAAATCCAGCAGGTAATGGTTCAGGTAAAATACAATGTATAGTTGTTTCTGTATTATTATAATTAAATACAATCGTTTTTCCATTATCTGTTGATAAACAGGTATATGATGTTTGATTAGCCAACACAAAATTGGTTAACCCACCAGCAAATCCTTCCAATAAAGAAAGAGGAACTAATTTAGTTGTATCAGAATCGGTTAATGAATTTGCAATGAAATCGCTTAAATGTGACATATTATTATATTTTTTATTTTATTATATTATTTTTAATTTGTATAAATTAAACCACCAGTGTTATCTGTAATTACATCGTTAACATTATTGGTTAAAACGTCAATAGTTGACATATATGCATTATAAAAATTTGTTAATTTATCCAAATTAAGTTGAGATAAAGCAGGATCTATTACGGTAGTGTTTACAAAATAAGTTACCTCAATTGTACTTCCTAAACTTGGAGGAAACCCAATCATGAATACTTGCTCATTTAAATAAGTAACTTCACGTTTTATTCCATTTACAAATACATTTAAAAAATCAATACTTATAGGAGTTTGAGTCAATGTAAATATATTATTAATACCATTCACAGCTCCACCAGGTACTTCTCTTATAAAAGTTGATACGATTGAATTAATATCCTGAAAAGTAGCTAATTTGTTCTTCTCAGCTCTCGTAAATGGGAATAAATCCGTACTACTATCAACCACTACTGTATTTGAAACAATAGTAGAACCATAATTATTATTTACTTTTTTTGATACTTGTATTTCTCCCACGTAGTTTTCAATTTATTATAAATACCTGAAATTTTAAAAATAACTTGTTTTTCTAAAATTTTTTTAGTACATTTGATGAAATTAAATTTTCACAAAGAAGATGGCCAAATTATCAGTTAAAAATAATAAACTTGCGTTAGAGATATTGGAAACATATATTGGAGATAATCCGTATATTAAGATGATAAAAAATAATGTGTTAATTAAAAAAAGTCAGGCAACTGATTTTGAACTAAACTACGTTTTAAAAAATTATGAGTTTAAAGCAGTTGAAATTAATAAAATTGTAAAAATAACGGATGAATTTGGAGAAAAGAAAAGAGAATATTGGAAATACGACCACGAAATAAAAAAATTGCAAGTTGTATCATTGTTGGGTGAAACAGAAAATTATTATCATTGTTATGTAAACTACAAACGTGGCCAAGATAAACCAGTTATGTGTTTAATTCCAAAGAGAGATTTACTGGACTCACTTTATGATGATAATTCATATGAGAAATTAGAAATTGATTTTGATAAATATGATAATTTAACAAAAAATTTACCTGAGCCAAGATTTTTAAAGGATCATCAAAAGACTGGATCAAAATTTTTATTGGTTAGAAAAAAATGTTTATTATGTGATGATCAAGGAGTTGGTAAGTCGGCAACGATGATAGTTGCAGCGATTGAGAGTAAAGCCAAGAGTGTTTTAATCGTTTGCCCTGCCTCAGTAAAATACACAATTAAACGAGAGTTGATGTATTATGTTGATGAAAGTGAAATTGCTGTAATTGAAGGTATAACCGATAAGAAAAAATCAGAATTAGAAGAATTACTTGGATATGAAGCTGGAAAATCAAATTTAAAAGCAACCGAATTAAGGCAATTAGCTAAAGAAAAAGGTAAATGGGATTATGATAAAAAATATATTATTATGAATTATGATATATTAAAAGAATTTTACCAAATACCTGAAAGTAGAAGTAAAGCAAATATTAAAATAGCTTTTGATAATAGCCCAATGTTACAAAATAAATTTGAATTGGTTATATTAGACGAAATTCATAAGCTTAGTAACCAAACCAGTGATAGATACAAGATAATTAAAGATTTTATAAAACGAGCAAATCCTGAATATATATGGGGAATAAGCGGAACACCCTTAACGAATAAACCAATTAATTTATTTAATATCCTTCAAATAATTGGTAGTGATATAAGTAATGATTTTGAAGAGTTTGTTGTAAGATATTGCGAGGGAAAACAGATTCCAGCTAAGGGGGAGATCCAGAAATGGACAAATTTTTATTTAAATATTAAAAAGAAATCTTGCTGGTATGATCTTTCGGAAATTGAAAAAGAAGATTTAAAAGAATATATTGATAAAAACGCTAAAAAAATATGGCTAACGGGTGGTAGTTCAAATTTGGAAGAATTAAAAGAACGCATTAAGAGTATTTATATTCGACGAATGAAAAGTGAAATGAATATGGTTGAAAAAACTATTCTAACAAGAAATTATTCATTAACGAAATTGCAACAAGAAAAATATGAAAATTTATGGGAAGAATACCAAAATCAAGAGGGTAAAACGGATGAAATTAGGGAAAAAGCAGAAGAATATAAGCAATTAATAGAGGGTTCTGTTTTCAGACAATATTTGGGCCTTGAAATGGTTAAAAATACAATTAAATTAGCCGAAGAACATTTGGAAGAAGGTGAAAAAGTTATGATCGTAACTTGTTACGAGAACGAAATGGTCGCTCTGAAAGAGCATTTCGGTGAAAAATGTGTAACATTCTCTGGAAAATCTACACCAAAACAAAAACAGTTAGCTGAATTTGAATTTATGAATGACCCCAAGAAAAAAGTCTTCATAGGACAGATAATAGCTTGCGGTGTCGGATTGACACTTACGGCGGCAACTGTGTGTATACTTAACAGTTTTGATTTCGTTCCTGGAAATGTCTTACAGGTAGTTGATCGTATACATCGCATAAGTTCTACCAAAGATGTTACGGTTTATATTCAATTATTTACAGATACTATTTTTGAAGATATTTGGAATACGGTGATGAAAAAGGCTCTCATAATTGAAACTGTAATCAAAAAAGAAATTGAAAAATAAAATTTTAATTTTATTGAAAAATAATTATTTAGAATTGGTGAAAAAATAAATATTTACACTATTTATTAATATAAAAACCAATCATCTACTTGGTTAAAAAAAATATTATAAATCTGGGTTAAACTCATAATAGAAGGTAGATGGTCTATTATTGTTTTTAATCCAGATTTTTTTGTATGAAAAAATAAAAACTTAAATATATTTAAAAATGCCTAAAAAATTAACAACAGAAGAATTTATTAAAAGATCAAATTTAAAACACAATAATAAATATGATTATTCCAAAACAGAATACATTAACAATTACACACCAGTGTGCATAATATGTCACGAAAAAAATGAAAATGGAATTGAGCACGGTGAGTTTTTGCAACTTCCATCATCTCATATGAACGGGGCAAAATGCACAAAATGCCCAAATTATACAATTGGTGATTTTATTAAAAAAGCGTTATTAAAACACAACAATAAATATTCTTATGAAAAATCAGAATATTTTGGTTGTAACATACCAATTTGTATTACATGTCTTATTCATGGAGATTTCTGGCAGTTACCGAAGTCTCATCTTGATGGACAGGGTTGTTCAAAATGTGGTTTTGAAAAATTATCAAAATTATATATTTCAAATAAAAAAGAATTTATAGAGAAATCAATTAAAGTTCATGGAGACAAATACGATTATTCTAAGGTTAAATATGTAAATGGAAATACTAAAGTAGATATTATATGTAAAGAACATGGGTTATTTTCAATAGAGCCAGGGCAACATTTATTAGGGCGCGGATGTAAATATTGTTCTGAGCATAAATTTAATACAGAAATATTCATAGAAAAATCAAATAAAAAACATAATTTTAAATATAATTATTCGAAGATTGTATATAAATCATTTTTAGAAAATGTAATTATTGGGTGTCATATTCATGGTGACTTTGAACAAACTCCAGCAACACATCTAAATGGAGGCGGTTGTCCTTATTGTGCAAATAATAAATCAAATACTGAAGTATTTATCGCCAAATCAATTTTAATACATGGTGATAAATATGATTATTCAAAAGTAATTTATATATCCAAAACTGAAAAAGTTTGTATTATATGTCCAAAACACGGAGAATTTTGGCAAGCTCCAAGAGATCATATAAGGGGAGCTGGTTGTCAGAAATGTAAGGAGAGTCTATTAGAAACAAAGATACGTGTTATGTTGGAAAATAATAAGATTAATTATTCATTTGAAGGGCGTTTTAAATGGCTTGGTAGACAATCATTAGACTTTTACTTACCAGAATATAATATTGCTATCGAATGTCAAGGACAGCAACATTTCAGGCCATTGGAAGTTTTCGGTGGAATTAAACCGTACAAAAAAGCTGTATTAATGGATTCAAATAAATTCAACCTTTGTAAAGAAAATGGTTTAAAATTATTTTATTTCGCGAATGAAGTGGTTGATGATTATCTTGATAAAATATATGTTGATAAACAAGAACTCTTAGAAGAAATATTAAAACATCCAATTATTCAAAACTAAAAAATTATGTTAACCGAACAAGAGTTTAAAGAATTAAGAAATTTAAAAACTAACGAAAAAGTCAGAACAAAGCTATTTTTATCTGGCGAAGAATTTAAAAATTTGGTATACGACCCACTAAAAAATGATATATGGGGACATTTTGTAAAAATGATGGAAGAACAAAATAAGATTTATCAAGAATTTTTTAAAATACGGCCATTGAATTCAGTAGATAACATAAAAAACATTTCAGAAGAGATTTATCATTATTCCAAACACAATCATAAATATTATCCAAAGAAAATATATAATATAGTACCATATACAAATTTAATAAACATATTATCAAACGGATTAAACCCAAAAACAAATTTTAATTCCGAAATAGTTTATTTCCTAACGGTTGAACCAAATGAGCAGCTAATTAAAAACTTTATCTTGAAATCATATAAAATAAATGTAAACGAAACATATGTTGTTTTGGAAATTGATTTGGATAGGGCATCATATACGATAGATGGATCTGATAGACCACCAATTAAGCTATTAAAAGAGTTAAATTCAGAGGATGAAATATTCACAATTGAATCAATGCACCCACGATCATTAACACCAACCAAATTAATTCAAATAACAATAGAAGATGAATGCAAAACATCCTTTGGAATTAGTATTACAACAATTTAAAAACCAGATAAATAAACTACAATATTAATATAAAACAAAATTATGGAAACAATAAAATTAAACGAAACAGACTTAAAACTTTTAATTGAAAAAATAGTCAACGAAAGATATGGCGTACCAGATAACATTACACAAACGTCAGAACAGATATTGAAAGGAATAATAACATTTTTAAATTCAGATAAGAAACATGACGCTGCAATTGAAGTAAATTTTGTTATTAAAGACAATTTCGAAATTTCAGATTTTAAATTCGATTTTATGCGAATACTTATTACGATTAAGAAAATTTCCAAATATGATAATATTGGTATAAATGGGGCGGTATCTAACACAACGTTCAAATTAGTAGACGGATTTAAACTAAAACAACTTGAATATTCAACCGACAATAATTATCTTGAAATTATTCTAACAGCACAAAATAACTTTCCAATAACATATGGGATACTATCTTACGTTTTCAATAGCGCATCAAATTATATTAAAAATGTAATTACCCATGAATTAAAACATCAATTTGATAATATTAAAAATCCAATTAATAAAGCACTTGCAAAATCTGATTATTCTAGTTATATCTCAAATTTGAATAAATCAATACCGCCAATTAATAATTTTGTAATGGCATTATATTATACCCACGATCTTGAAAACTTAGTTAGAAACAGTGAATTATATTCTGAGTTAGTACAGGATAATATAACAGAACCTGAGTTTAGAACATTTTTGGAAAATTCTGATACTTATAAAACGCTTGTAAAATATAAATATCTAACTATTGATAATATAATATTCGAAATAAAAAATAGTTATATGTCCACTGTGAATGAATTTCTATTATTTAAAAATACAGAAAATTTAGAACAGATGACGGATGTTCAAAAAATAAAAGAAATTTTTAAAATATTATATATTGCCATAAAGGATAGTAAATTAAAGCAATTAAGAAATTATATGGCAAACGTATTAAAAGATCAATTAACTTTAATTTCCCAAAATCAAAAATATTACAATAAAGAGTTACGTAGGCTTGATAATATGGATATTATGGAATATTTCTATAATAAGCAAATTGAAATTAATAAAAATGCGGATAAAACATTAATAAAATTATCGAAACTGTACGGAATGTATAAAGATAGTCCAATAATTAGAGAAAGAATAGTCGAACCAACAAGACCAAATGCACCGAGAATTTCACTTGAAGAAATAAGGAAAAACATGGTCGATTAAAGAAAATATGGCTACCAAAATATTAATCGGTAGCCATTGTTTTAAAGGTCTGTTAATATAAAATTTTGGTCATAACATGTTTGGCAATAATGATTGTAATTAACCGTAGTCACAACATTTGGACTTGTACATAAACAACATTTATTCATATTATTTTGGCTTTTATTTGTATTCAGAATTTAAAATTCCAGGTTGAAGATATCCATTTTTTCCTTCAAAACTATAAAAAATATATTCACCATTATTATATGAGAAGAATTTAATTCTATCGCCATATTGAGCTTTTAAATGTAAAATATGACTCCACATATATTGTTTACTCTTATTTGGATAATAATTATAATTTGGAACCCTTGGTGGACTCATTCTTTTCCATTGTTCTCTCTTTTCAGGACTTGCGATCCCCATATCTTTAATAAAACGTGCAATCTCCTCGGCTTCGTGCGATTGAGGGATAGAATTAAGGCTTGATTCAGATCCTTGGTGGTTTCCAAGTGCTCCTGGACGCCTTTCATGATAGTTCCCATTATTAAATTCAACCACCAATGCTTCTTTTATCATCTTGCGTAAAACGCTTTCTTTTACTAATATTTTCATTTAAATAATATGTTAATTTATTAAAATGGTAGGAATATTTAAGCTAGTTCCAAATTCATTTGGATTAAGAAATGTTCCACTCCCATTACTTAACCAAGACCATACGCCATCGATTAACATCGTATATCTACTATAAGTAATTGTATTTAACCAAGTATCGTTAAGGGCATAACCAGCTGAAATATTTTCATTGGTTGTAGGATTTATTTGTTTATAATGTATCATATTATTTTATTTTATTATAAATAGTTTGATTTTATAAAAAGTACGTCAATCAAGAAATTTTATTTTTATCTTGAAAATTGATATAATCGACCACAAAACAAATTACAATACCAACGATAACTAAAATAGCTAAAAGAATATTTGTAAACATAGTATCAAACGTTATCAATATTTTTATTAACCAATGTATCCACAATAAATTTTTGGCATTCTGGGCAATAACGATACTTACCAATACGTTTTGCATCTTTCAAATCAAAATCTCTCAAACAGCCTGCACATTGGATTTTAAACATATTCTGATTAGTTTATTTGATTATTTAATATGTTAAATTAACATTAATAAGTTGTTTTTTACGAAAATTATTAGTACATTTGTCTAAAATAGATTAATTTTAAATAAATAGTCTATTTATAAATAAAACACATTTAATGGAAAAAATAAAATTACAACATATTCTCACCGAACTTTACAAGACGAATGAATTATTAAAAGAGCCTTATTCTGGTCTATATTTTGCATCATTGGGAGAGCATTATAGATATATTTGGATTCGAGACACGTATTATCAATCAAAACCATCGCTAAAAACAAACCCAAAGGCTTATATTCAAACATATAGAAGTTTATTGGACTATTTCAAAGGGTTAAATCATAAATATGATAGTAAAATAGATCATTTAATAAAAAAACCTTTTCCACTTGACAATATACGATTTATTCATCCAAGGCTCAATCCAGATCTAACAGAAGTAACAGGCAATTGGGGTAACCTGCAATGTGATATTTTTGGATATTTCTTCTTAGGAATCGCAGAAGGAATAAAAGCAGGTTTAAATATCATACGCGATGAATCAGATATTGAAATTACCAATAAATTAATCAAAGTTCTTTATAAAATTCAATATTGGACAATTGAAGATTCAGGTATTTGGGAGGAGAACAATGAGATACATTCAAGCAGCATAGGGGCTGTTTTATCAGGTTTAATGGCCTTAGAGGAAGTAGATTTCATAATACCAAACAAACTATTAACAGAGGGCCTTAAAAGGCTTAACGAACTTCTTCCAAGAGAAACTTATATCAGAAATGTTGATTTATCATTAATGACATTAATATATCCGTTTAATATAATAACAAATGCTGGAATAAAATCTGAAATATTAAAAAACGTTCACGAAAATCTGGAAAAAGAACGTGGGGTAATTAGATACGTTGGTGATAAATATTATAATAAAAACGGGGAAGCGGAATGGTGCTTTGGATTCTGTTACCTATTCTTTGCATATATAGAAACAGATTTTAAATTGGCTGAAGAATATTTATTTAAAACAATTAATTTGTTGGATGAAAATAATTATCTACCAGAATTATATTTTTCTGGGACCAATAAAGCAAACCAAAATAATCCGTTAGGGTGGGGAGTGGCTATGTTAATATTAGCAATTGAAAAATATCTGGAAGTCAAAATTTGACATATTGTACATTTTGGGCGTTAGTAATTATTTATTTTTTAATCCATTTTCTAATAGAATTATCACTAACGCCATATTTTCTACCAGTACCAACATAACCCAATTCATTAATATCAATTAATAATTGTTCTATTGAAGGCCTTTCTTTTATTTTTCTTAATTTTTTAGCCGTACACTTTTTACATAAACAACTTTTAGATTTATTTTTTTAAATTTCACAAACTATTTCAAAATTATTTTCCACATATTTTTCTGGATCGTATATTTCATCTTTAATATCACATTTTTCATAGGTATAAGAATCTAAATGATTATGATGTTTATATGACATTGGATAAATACCTCTAAAATCGTTACGATTAAGATGTTTTATATCATAAACTAAATGTTCGAGAACGTATAATAATTTATTTTCTTTATTTCTATATAAATTCATATTTTATTCTTTTATAATTTGTTTTTCATCTATTTCAACTGGATGTATTACTGTATATCCATAATACCACTTTTTATTGTAATCATAATATGCAATCATCCAATGTTTTACATTTCCAAATAACTTAATCCAGTAGTAACCATTTTCTCTTTCCATAATTTTATTCAGTTATATATTTACCACAAGAGTTGCCGTCTTCGAATTCAAAGGTTTCTAAAAAGTCGCCATAACTAATAATATAATGATGTTCATAATATAAATTATATTCATCAAATTCGATAATTTTAAAACGTTGTTTGCCGCCTCCTTTATCTTGAAGCCATTTATCTCTAAACATTTTATTATCTTCAAATGTGAATGGAACTAATTTTGGCTCTGGTTTAATTCGATATTCACAGTCAGATAGCCACATTGGAACACGACAATCATCCCAACTATTATAATCACTTTTTCTATATTGAATATTCCTACCATTCTTAAAAGCTTCCTTTAATTCTTTATAAGGATCTTCTTCTGGTTTAATTCGATAAAGAGAAATATCACCATCAAATGAAGGACTGTAAGTTATCATATCTATCCATTTATCACCCTCAAATAAATATTGAATAGTTTTACCGTTTTTCAAAGCTTCTTTTAATTTTTCATAAGGATCTACTTCTGGCTTAATGCGATATGTCATATCATTCTTTAAAAACACTGGAAATTCACAATCTACCCATTGTCCACCATATATGTTTTTACATTGAAAACTTTTACCATTTTTATATGCATCTTTATAAATTTCAAACAAGGTTTTTTCTTCTTCTGGCTTAATGCGATATTGATCCGTATGATATTCACATGAAGGGTTATTACCAACATCAACACAACTATCTATTCCGTTAAATGAAAATTCCACTTCTTTACCTTCAGCAAATGCCTGAATAATCGGTAACAATTCTTTTGCTTCTTGTTTAAACATAATTTATTTAGTTTTAATAAAGTTATCACTTGCCATTGCCTTACGGATATATCTCATAAAGAAAACGCCTTTTTCTGTCGCGTTAAAATACGCATTTCCTACATCTTCCTTATCATTCATGTTAATTGGAAATTGGTAAGTTTCCTCACCAACTTCTATAGTGTAATACAATATCCCTGCACAAGCATAGCTAAAATTAGCTGTCGTTCCTTTAACTGCTTCTATTAATGTAATCATTTTGCTTTATTATTTTAATTTATAGTTTCCATATTATCATTTGATCCTGTTATATCTCCTCTGGGAACAATGGGTAAACTTTCTAATTCGATACTTGTCATTTT